GGTGTCGGTCTGTATCCAGATAATCCTAAGCGATTTTTCGTGTTGTCTAGAACTTTGCGCGAAGCTAGAAAACATTTTCCTACAGGTCCACTTAAGGTTTTTTACTTATACTTGTTGTACGCTTTTTCCATCGATATTGTTATTGGTAAAAGCATGAGCTTAGTATTATCACGTGTTACAAAATTGCTGCCGCGTCCAACACCGTTGTATGGTAGTGAATTTGCTCCGAAGAAGATGCGTTGTGATCTTCATCAGCGTCCCTGCGAAGATTGCGACTCAGTGCCTGCAGTCCCATGCCTTGTTCATCCTGCCAAGAGAGAAAGGTGCGAAGATTGTGTGAAGGTTAGATCTGGATATCTTGTCACTACTGCCTATACGTTTCCTTTGGGCCCAACTCCGCCTGATTGTGTTCCTTCCCAAGAGTTGATTAAAGGCCTGGTAAAGATGGTCACTCACTTGATGTCTCCTCAGCATAGGAAACAGCTATATCAATGTACCCAGTTAATTGCTGCATCCAGTGCATGCATGACAAGAGTTCATCCTGTCATGTCGTGCGGTCAGCTGGCTTTTGGTTTTAAACCAGCTCCTGGAAATTTAACTGAAGTTATACATGTTTTGATGGCTTTTAATTCTCGGCGAGTGTATCCAGATGTTCTTATAGTTTCCGTCAATGAAGGAGCATATGTTGATTATGCAACAAAGTGCCTCAAGTGCGGCACTGTTGTTCCCGTCTCTGCTGTAGCTACTCTGTTGAATTTCACTGGTTTTAATGATCCTTTTCCATGTCCTGGGTGCCGGTTGGCTTTAAGAATTGACTCAAAGTTTGGTGAGTTTGGCTTTCATGAAACGTGGTTGTGTGGTCATGATGTGGCAGGGGTTGGTAAGTTACTCCAGAATTTTTCTAGACCTACTCTAGATGTTCCACATGTGCCCGATTATTTTGATCGCTTGTCTAGGGCAATTTCTATTATGCATAAGGTGTGCATTCCTTATGATTATAATTCAATTGAGATACCAAATTTTTACTCTGAAGTTGTTGTTGATGATAAGGATACTGCCCCAGGAGTAATTAATAATGCTGCTCCAGGTGCGAAGAAGAAGCATTTTGCTGATGCTACCGAGAAGTACATTACTCATATGATGTATGAAGCTTCGCAATTTGAAGATATATCAGATATGATGGCTTATTTGCGTACCAAGATTCCTAATCTCACTCAAACTTCCATTAAGTTAGAGGCTAGGGCTGCTTTATGGACTCCAAGCGGCTGGGTTAGAAAGCAAGGTGAACGTATGTTCTTTGTAGTTCACATATTACTTTCCACGTTGCTACGTATGACAGTGGGTTTAATGTCTACGTGCGGAGGTTATGGCACGCATAAGGTCAATCAACCCTCTGGCATTGGGATGTCTTTCTTTGGTGCATCTGCTCAAGTCTTTGCTAGTGAAATGTTTGGAATACCCCTCAGCGAGCTAGACTTTAGTTTTCCTTCGTCTTTTACTGTGACAGAATTTCGCGCGAAGCTTGCTGCTCTTAATGCGCGCATTACAGGTCGCTTTTGGGTCTTGGAATATGATATAAGGAAGTTTGATATTAACACTTTAGCTTCTTTGCTATCCAAAGTGTGGGGTAGTATGATACATTTTCACAAGTTATACAATGATCCTGAATCTCAAGCATTCCTTGCCATGTGCATAAGGCTTATGGAATGCCATAGATTTAAGGTTTTTAATTGCCCTTCTGGTTCTGCTTGGTATGGGGTAGCGTCAAGTATGATGAGTGGATCTTGGGATACTGCCTTTATGAACACTATGTGCAATTTCGTTAGCTTGGTCGTTGTGCTTATGCGTGTTAACCCTGGTTTCTTTGATCGGGATGATTGGATGGAGCATTTTAAAGTAAAAAATTTTGGAGACGATGGTTTGATGTGTCTAAGTAAGGAATTGTTTACTGAAGAGATGATTGCTGAGATTCCAAAGGTCATGTTGGAGGAATTTAATTATCCTATACCTGCTGAAGATTTTAAGATTCATGATAAAGTTGTGGTTTCAGTTCTTACCGAGAATCAGCCCTTTGACAGGAAGTCAAATTGTGAAGAACATGAGCAAAGCAAAGTTGGCTGTCAGGCGTGTTTTGGTGAATATGTGGACCCTCAATGTCCCACGTTTTTGAAGTACATGTTGGGGTTGGTGCAGTGTCCTCGATGTTCTTACCCTGGAAGGGTAGTCATGCACTGGGCCTTTGTTAGACCTGGGTATGAGATTATGCCCAAGCTCTTCGTCAATAGCTCTAAGAGTCTCAGCATTAGGAATTTGTGTGCTAAGGTTATAGGGTATGCCTACACTGTCGGCATCAATCTCACCGTTTATTATGTCCTTAAGCAAGTTTGGCAGGATATTGTTTCTTCAAGGAGTGTCCTTATCACCCCTGATGATTTGGCTTCAGACATTGACAGCCGCTTTGGTTTGGATTATTCTTTTTGGCAGAATGAAGATTTGAATGAGTTCCCTTCGTATAAGTACCTAGTTGATCGGATGGTCTGTCCATATACTAGTGGTGATGGACCTGTGCAAGATAAGACCTCTATGCCCGTTAGGTTTGCAGCCAAGCAGTATCAAACGTGGAGTGATATGTGTGGATCACTTCGCCAGCAAAAGTCAAATTCCGACGCAAGTGAATGGGCGTAGTGGCTTCCATCTCCCCGTCGATTGGCA